GTGAGGCGCATTTGTTCGGAGCCGTTGATCCAACTTTGAATGGAGCTACTGCCCTGCAACAGAACGTCTGTTTGATTTGCAACAATTCTGAAGGCGCCTCCGGATGCATCTGCACGGAAAACTTCGCCGCTTAATGCATTGACTTCAAGTTTTGCATTAGTCGGGTTTACGCCAACGCCAAGATTCGTCCCCGTAAAAATCAACCCACTCCCGCTCGTCGCCACCTTGGACCCGTTGAGGTACAGGACGCCGTTGGCGGTGCCGCCGGAGAGGACGGGGTTCTGCGTCAACGACACTACCCCCGTGGCGTCAGCAATGGTGGCTGCGCTGGTGCCGTCCTTGGCCTTGACGTTGGTGACTTCGATGTTGGTCAGGTCAAGGGTGGTTGCGTTCACTGACCCAGCGTTGACCGCACCGGAGACCGTCAGGTCCGTACCGTTGAAAGTGAAGTTCGCAGAGTCCGTCAGGTTCCCACTTGCTCCGGCGTACACCACCCGTGTGTTGGTCAGAGACGAATCCGCAAAATTTGCAGCCGTCAGCGTCGTACCATCAAACGTCAAGTTCGCAGAGCCCGTCAGCACCTTGGAGCCGTTGAGGTACTGGACCTGATTGGCCGTGCCTGCTGAAAGCGTCGGGTTGCTTGCCAGCGTGGTTGTACCGCCCACAGACAAAGCTCCGCTCAGGGTCAGTGCTCCGGCAGAGTTGAACGCCTCCACCACGTTCGTACCGTCGCAGTACAGGAACTTGTACTGACCCGCTGGGACAGCAATACCCGTGCCGCCAGAAGTCTTCAGCGTCAGGGCAAAACCGCCTGTCGTGTCATTCCTGAACACGTAGAACTTGCTCACCGCAGGGCAGATGACGTTCTTGGCCTCTCCAGGCCTACCCGTAGCCACAATGAACATCTTGCGGGCTTCATCCGCCGTACCACTGTTATTGCTCAGCGTGTACGCAACCCCTGCTCCACCCCATGTAGAGATCGTCGCTGTACCTGCTACCGCAGCATCAAGTAGTTCAGTAATACCGGTGTTTACAGTTTGGCCCCACTGCCCCCCCAACTCCCCCGTTGCCGGGAGTGTAAGCCTCAACGAGGTGGTATACGACGATGGCATGTTACAGATCCTTTGTCAGATAAACGTGTGTTTTGCGTTGCTTAATTAGCAAGACCATTTTCTTACTTACGCTGTACTGCTCAGCGGTTTTTAGCAACGATAACGGGCTGTAGAAAATAGCCTTAACGGTTTCTTCTGGCAGCTTTGCATTTGGACCACGTTTGCCAGACCATACTTCGCTTTTACGTTTCTGTAAATACTCTTGGTTGGCTAGCGCGGTTGCACGGGACTTTGCTTTCTGCTCTTCGGTTTTTGGTGCCTGTCGCGCCCCACGAACTGCCTTAACAGGAGGGTGCTGGGCGTTTAAGTGTGTCCAAACATCACCGCGTCTTGCATCTCTTATGGCGTCCCGTGAGCCATCAAAGCCAAACATTTCTTGTGCTAGCGTTAAAAGCTCCGCATTTGATTTGTCCCAGTGCTCCGGGTCACGAATAAAGGCAACTATTTGTTCTGTTAGCTTTGCTCTGTACGATTCTTCGCCTCTTGGCCTTGTAGCATCCCCGTGTTGGATGCCATGATCTGTCAAGTTATAGCCGCCATCATTCACATGCGCGTTAAGCTCTTTAATGAACTTAAGTTCTGCTTGGCGCATGTCCTCAAAAGACATAGCCGTATACAAAAGCTCAATCTTAAACTTGTCAACACCGTGTTTTTGCATGGCGCGATAAAGCGGCTTATCAACATTTGTGTTTGCCGCACACTTGTGCTCTCGCCACCTTTTTTGCAAAGATCCCGTGGTCAGCCCAACATACAGTCGGTCGTTGACTGTGTTGCTGATTTTATACACGAGGTATGTGGCCGGCATTTTTTACCTCAAGCAAATCGAAGAAGCGCCGTCGTTGCCGTAGCAGCGGGCAACTGAACCGTGAAATTTGGTCCAGCAGTTTTGTCAGACCCAAAGTCCAGCACCGCAATCGCACGGTCTGCCTTGGACGAGTTGTATATCAAACCACCACGGGCGACAAAACTTGATCCCGGCCACGCCGGGTTGTCGAACGAACAGTACGCCGTGGTGCCAGACAGTAGCACCTGAACATTCGTCAGCACCACCCCGCCTGCGGTGTAGCCTGTACCTACAACTTCGTCCGTTGTGGTGTAAACCGTGGTGTCTTCGCCAAGAGAAGCGGCGCTCGTGTAGAGCGCCATCTTCAAAACATCGGTATCCAGATCATGGATAGCCAGCCATGACTCCTGTTTGAACGAAGAGCATAGCGTTTGGAACAGAGCCATTTAGATCACCTTCGTTCTCACCTGCCCAGAGCGATAACTGTCCTGCCTGTCTTTTCCGTCGCCCAGGTTCTTCAACAGCGTCAGTGACTGAACGTACTCTTTGTCCATCAGCGCAACGATGTCCTGCTCCTGCTTCATGAACCGGGCAGCTTCCAGCATCACCGCGTTGAACAACACAGAGTCAAAGTTATCACCAAGCCATGTGTTGGTGGCGGTGACAATGCTCTCCGGGTAGTAGAAGTAGTTCAGTTCCGCAGACAGCACCGGAGATACTGGAGGCGTCGGGCCAAACAAGAACCTCTGCACCAGCGCAGTGGAAGTCCCATTCAGCGCGTAGTACTTCGGAGTTCCCGTCACCGCAGGATCAGGATATGCCTCACGAATGAAGTTCACATCCTTGTTCAAGAGGAACTCGTAACTGCCCGAAGCCAGAATCACCGCAAGGCTGTAGACAGACAAGAAATCTGTCGGCACGTTGACGTTCTGTCCCGTCAAAGACAGAGTAGAAGTCTTACGCAGGATCGGCAGTTGAACCGAGTTGTAGATGCGCTGCTCTGCTAGCTTGGTCAGCGTAGCAAAATCTGTCGCTGAGAACGTGTTCTCAGTACTATCCTCAACGGCAGTCTGCAACTCGGAGTAGTTCAAGGTTCACCTCACGCCATCGGCCCGCGAGACATGAATCCGCGAGTGGCAGCACCGGACCCACGCTGCTTGATGCCCGTGGTCTTTGGACCCGGAGCGGACTCCTTGGAGATGCTCCCCACCACCATGCACAGGTCACGCGGGTTGACCGGGCCTTGCGGGTATGCCTGCTTGGCAGGCGGCAGTTTTGTGATCTTGCTCATGGTTCACCCCGTCTTCTGGTTCATGGCGCGGGCCATGTTCTTGCCGTACTTCATGCGGTCCTCAGTGGTGGGACCACCCTTCTTGAAGCCGTGCGCCTGCTTCGCAGGCTTCTTCGCATGGGCGCGAAGAGCGGCCATTGCTTTGGTGTCTTTCTCTGCCATTTCGGGCTCCTTGTGTTCAGGTCGTGCTGACCGTGACTGTACCAACATATCCCTGCCCAACCAAGCTATTTGGCGTCAGGGGCGCATCAAAACCACTGGACCCACCTATCGGTGCCCAGCCCCACTGAATCACCCGGCTACCCTCTGACGGATACCCGCCAGTGTTTACTCCAGAAGCGTACCAAGTGTTCGTATCAGGCCGAGGATCGCGGATGGCGATTGGGTCCGAAACTGGGTACATACCCAGTTGTAATTGCGGATGATCAGGGGTCCAGCATTGAGGACAGGCTTTGATCTGTGTCTGCTTGGTTTTGACTACAAGATTCTTGAGCTTTTTGAGATCAAAGCGGAAACCACAAAGATCGCAGAACCCGAAGGCTTTTGCACCATTAGCAAAGCGATTGCTCATGATATGAAATACTGCCTTGGTGTGAAGCGAACAGCACTCTTATCTCTATCTTCCGTCGAAGCAAGCTCCCAATCCTGATCATATTGAGCCTTTAGTACCTGCATACGCTCCATCGCACCGGGAATCTTCATAGACAGGTAATACGCCAGTCCTGATACCAAAGCAGGGATGAACCTGAACGGTACATCTTGTGTGTACGTCCCGCCTGCACCAGCGTCCTGAATCCTTCGAAGCCGCCAATAGACGAACGTGTAGGTCTGAGAATTGTCAGGCACCGGCCAGACGGTGAACTGCGGAGCCGTTGCTTGGCGGTTGATCCACACTTGAATCGGCCTTGCCTGTTGCAGCTTATTCGGGATGGACGAGTAGGTAGAGACTGAGATGCGCGTGATGGTCAAGTCAGTCTGCGTGGAGACATTTCCTGCGCCCGTGCGAATCACATGCTCAATCAAATCCACCGTATCGGCGGGCAGTGTGTACGTGGCAGTGCCAGGAGTTAGGACTTGGGAGCCTTGTTCTACGGTCCACAAATTTATGCCACGGTTCGACCAATCTGCAAAGAGAAGATTTAGGCTACGTCTTGCAGTACGCAAATCATAGCCCGTGCGCAACTCAGCACCGCATCTTTCGAATGCTTCCTCGACGTACTCATTGAGATCGAGATTAAAGGTAGCGGTGCCGGATGTTGTCATGGCTTACCTAAACTTTGCGGTCTTTGCAGCAACCTTGGGAGGCTGGGCGACAAATTGTCGTCCTTTTGCCTTCCCTTGCCTTTTTGCCTTTGTAGTTGCAGCGTACTCAGCAGGAGTGAGGGACTTGATCGCAGCCTC